ATTTCCCAGTATATGTTTCAGAATACTCAATGCCGAGCGACTTTGAACGCATTGCAGTTATTGGCAAAACATCAATCCTTAGCCCACAAAACAGAACGCAGATGCTTGAAGGAATTTACTTACATAAACGTTGGATAAGATGAAGTACGATAAGGACAAGACCCCGATAGAGGTGGAACAATGGATTGCAGAGAACGGCTACCAGCAACCGAATGGTGCGACAGCCAGGATGTTGTATAATGCGTTAGGAATAGCCGAAGATACGTGGTATGACTGGCGCAAGAAAAGCGAGATAACCGAGGCAATCAAGGAGGGGCAAGAGCAATTCCGCATTAATCTATGTAGAGAAGTAGAGAAAAGCCTTGCCTATTTAGCTAAGCCTCACACCATTGAGGCAGGCAAGAGGAAGATATACAAGTTGGATAAGAACGGACAGCCTCAACTTGCGCAGATGGTGGTGGACGAGAAACACGTAGAGCCAAATATTGAGGCAATACGCGAGATTCTGCATAACATAGACCCCGAGCATTGGAAGCAGAAGCAGACAACGGAACTGATAACGCCAAACGGAGCAAGCATTACGTTTGTGTCAAGCGATAAAACTGCAGAAGATTTAAAGAAGGCCGCGGAAATGTTTAGGAGAGCAACCGCGGAGGAGGCAAGCGAGGAAGAGGAAACGAATGGCGATAGAGGCAACGAAAGTGTTTAATGAAAGTATTCACGCATTGAGCCGCGGAAAACGTGTTATCGCAAATAAGGGTGGCACACGAAGCGGAAAGACGTACTCGGTGATGAGTATGTTTGTAATGCTATGCACGGCCGGGGGTGTCCCGATGATAGATGTGGTTGGCGAGAGTGTTCCACAGTTGAAACGTGGAGCACTGGAAGATTTAAAGACCATCTTGGCGAGTAACGGAATGCAGGCAGGACGGGATTATGCGGAAAACAAGAGCGATCATATTATTACTTTCCCCCTTGGTGGTAGAATACGTTTCTTTTCGGCTGACAATGGGAAGTGGCAGAAGATGAAGAGTTCAACGCGTGATATTTTGTTTTTGAACGAGTGCAACCATTTGGAGTACGAAATCTTTCGCCAGCTATCTGTAAGAACGCGAAGAGCAATTTTCTTAGACTGGAACCCCGATGCGGAATTTTGGTTTGAATTGAAAGGTATAGAGGCGCGGAAAGATACGAAAGTTATTCACTCGACATACAAAGATAATCCGTTTTTGGGCGAGGAGCAAATAAAAGCCATAGAGGCCAACAAAGAAGATGAGAATTGGTGGCGAGTATATGGACTGGGGCTCACGGGTAAGTTAGAAGGACTTGTATATAAGCGGTGGGATATTGTAGAAGAGGTCCCGGAGGATGCGAAGCCGATTGGAAGAGGCTTGGACTTCGGATTCACGAACGACCCCACGGCGATAGTGGATGTGTATATGCAAGGGGGCGAGTTGTGGTGCAAAGAAAGAGCATACACGAGAGGCCTGACGAACATTGAGATAGCGGACTTCTTAAAAACACTTCCGGCAATGCAAACGGTAGCGGATAGCGCGGAGCAGAAATCAATCCGCGAGATATACAACGCAGGCGTTAGACAAATTGAACCTGCGATAAAAGGAGCGGACAGCATAAAGAACGGCATCGATATTTTGCAGCGGTACATGATGCACTTTACTGCGGACAGCCTCAATCTAATTAGCGAGGCGCGACATTACATGTGGATGGAAGATAAGATAACGGGCGAGAAGTTAAATACGCCGATTGATAAGTTTAACCATCTGATGGACGCACTAAGATATGTAGCAATAAACAAGCTAAGCGAAAGAAGAAGGAACACGCAGATTACAACGTTTGGTAAGCAGCGATGAATAATATAACAAGAGCAGAAGTATATGACAGTAGAAAGATTTTTAATTGTGCGCGATGTGATTGACAAGGAATCACAATTGATGCTAAGTCACGCGCCAAAGCCTTCGTGTTTGTGCCGAGCTTACACGCCGGAAACACTCGACCATTTGACCTTTGGCGAGTACTTGGATTTGAAGCGGATTAAAACGGACGAAGATGTTTTGTGCATTCCGGCGCAGGTGGTTTTGAAACAGAAGTTGAAACATATCATGAAGGCCGATGTGCGGGATGTGTTCGGATTTTCCCGTTGGGTGATTGACGAAGTGGTGAAGATTAATAAAATGTTTTCGGAAATCAACCAGGCGGCAACGCCGGAGGAAAGAGCGGCAGGTATAGAACGCTTACAGTTCGGTGACTTTGGTATGATTGATTGGTACGCTCAACGCATGCGTATCCAAGACCATGACGATGTATTGAAATTGCCTTGGAGAAGAATATACCAAGTGATGAAGAACGATGGCGAGGTAACGGCTTACCGAAAGCGATTGGAGAAGGAGTATAATAAGAAAGTGAAATAGATATGACACGCGAGGAATTTAAAGATTTAGAGCGCGAGGCAATGATGGAAGCGGCCAAGGCATTACGGATGCGATACGTAAAGGATGATTGGGCGCGGGCGAACCTACGGGCGGACGGAGTGTCAAGCGAGCGCCAAAAAGTGCATGATGTATTGGTGGATGTGTTGCAGGTATCCGGCACGTTTGTGGCGAACATAAACGAAATACGAGATAGCGAAAACAGAATGTTTGCCTTTCTGACGCCTTGTAATCTCGACTTCGAGGGCGAAGGCATCGAACCGCAGGTTGAAAGAATGAAAGCGAAAGCGAAAGAATTTATTGGGTTACTCAACGCGCGCGGTTTGTACACATGGATAGATGGAAACATTCCGTATCGTGTGGTATACGACAAGCTGGATGAGAACATGGTAGGCGTAACGATGGAGGTAACACTAACACCACAAACGGGCGAGTGCTATGGCTGATTACAATGGAACGCAGACGTACTTCGCGCAAGAAGTAATAATGCGAGAAGAGTTGGAAGCCTTAAAGGAGCGCATTATCAAGAACCACACGGACGCCGGGCAGGTGGCAAGCGGTAGAACGCGTGACAGCCTTGCGGTGGAGGTGAGCCGAGCAGGCGGTGCGCTTGTAGGACGTTCACCGTTCGGAACACTCGAAACCGGAAGAAAGGCCGGAAGGGTGCCGCACAACTTTGTTGAAATCATTGCGCAGTGGATTGTGGACAAGGGAATATCGTACAAGGCAATGCCGTATGTTAGAAAGGCAAGTGCGAAGTGGACGCCGAAATATAGCGACCCTGAAACGAGAGGACGCATGACGTTGGCGGGTGCTATTGCGCACAAGATAAAGACAGAGGGCACGCAGTTGTATAGAGAAGGTGGACGAAGCGACATATATAGCAGTGAAATCTCGACAACATTAAAAAACTTGAAAGACCGGCTATCGGTGATGTTGTGGAACGGAATACAGACGATACATTTGAACGATAAACAAACTTTGGAAGGATAAGAAGATGGCATACTACGCATTTGATAAGATTCTATCGCCGTATATGATGGCAGGGAAATTTTCCGTTGCGGACGGTACTAACGTTCTATATGGAGTGGTGCAGACGAGCAGCAACAAGATAGACATAAGCAAGTATATACAAGCGCTGTTTACGAGCAGTGATTTGACGCCGAGCGAGGGTGGGAACATCGTAAAAACAGTCACGGTTACGGATTCAGCAGGCACGGCCACGGAGTACACGGTATATTGGGGGAAAACAACTCCCTTCACATCCGACATAGAGGATTTGAACGATGCAGGAGTGGAAGATACGGCAGAATGCGAATCAAGCGCAAAAATAACGCTCGTATGGGTGGATATTACCGGGCACTGGCAGACGTGGAGTTTTCTTAGCGGTGATGATTCGGACGAAGCGGAAGAGAAGGAGTCAACCGTGGAAAACTACATAACGGATAGCACGATGAAGCGTGATTTGTCGAGCGGTAAGACTGTGACGATGAAGCGGCAGCTTTGCGCTCCACTTCAAACAAAGAACCAACGCACATTATTACGTACGATTATGTGGTCACCACTGGTGTTTTGGAAGAAGAGCACAAGCACATACATCCCGGTAAGCGTTACATCCGCAAGCAACATTGGTAGCAAGACGATAGATAATTACGAAGTAGAAATCGAATTTTCGTTTGAATCTCAACAGATGTAAGAGCGTATGAAGGACGAATTATTTATCAAGATAAACGGAGAGTACGAACAGCTGGATTTGAACGAGAACATCCAATTGAAGTACGAAAGCAATCTATTTAAGCCGTTTGATGAATTTTCAAATTCATCGAGCTACACGATAAGCCTTCCGAGGACAGCACGAAACAGACGTTTGCTTGGTGCGTGCGACATGGAGAACACATTAAATGATGTGCCCTACGTGAAGCAAGTGGCACGGGTGCAAAGAGACGGTGTAATACTGATAAATGATGCAGATATGGCCGTTATGCGAGTAACGGAAGATGCAATAGAATTGAATCTCTTTTGGGGAGCGGCAACCATCAATGACGATGATTACACGTTGCAGGACTTGCAAGATTGCTTGGATGCGGCCGCGGTGACGTTTGAAAGAGAGGCCGGATATTTCGCCTACCCGTATTGGTGTAAGGTAAACAACGGGCAGGATGATGATGCGAAGATATTACCAACATATCCATGCTACGCGCTTTTGCTGGCGTGCTGCAAGAAACTTGGCATGAAGATTTACAGCGATGATGGAATAAGCGAAGGGTTCCCGGATGCGGAAAGAATGCGTTTCGATGGATTGGTTATGCCGTTTCTGAACGCCGAGGACGTTGGAGAAACCATCAACC